CCGAACCCAACCTTTTCGGCCACCGGCCAACATGAACGCGCACCCTTCGGACCGCGCCCAATCCTCGATATCCGGCTTCATTTCCTCGACATCGACCATTCGCCCGCCGACAAAAACGACCCGGCACGCTTTCAGTCGAGGGAACTGAACCATCTCGGTAACAATCGCTGTCTCGCCGTGGCACCAAAGCCGCATGGTCTTGGCTTCGATCGCCTCGCGGACATCTTCCGCATTGTGCGTGGGCAAGCCTCGCCGTATCGCCGCCTCGATCAAGGGCTTGGCCTTGGCCCAAGTCTCCGGCGTCACCGCTTCTCACCAGACGGTTGAACATCAAAAGTCATCCGGCCCAGCCGTCCCGACGCGGGAGCAGAAGATCCGGAATATCTGATCTTCACCTGCCGCGCCTTGATCCGCGCCGCGAGGTATTTTGTGGTTGAGCCAAGCGTCCCAAAGGATTTCTCGCTCTCCGTTCCTTGGGGCCACATTTTCCCGGTCATGGTGACGGTTGCCCCGCCGACAAGATCCGCGAAATCAGGCGTGACCCGCCGCACCATCATGAGGTTGTCGCCATCACCGAGATCGATATAACCGCTCTCGACGTGCCAGGTGATCGCGTCGCCGCCGTCGGTATCCCCGCGTTCCTGAAGATAGACCGAGCCGTCGGTGTGGATGCCCATCGGATACTGAAGAACGCCGCGATCAACCCAGGCGGAGATGTCATAGGTGCCGATGGACCAATGGTTTTCCTTGTAGTTGTAAATCAGGTAGGAATCGCACTCGTTCGACGCCCCCGGATAAAACCACCAAATTTCATTCCAGCGTCCGTTGACACCGCCAAAAATCAATTCCTCTTGGACATTCGCGAGCCGGTCAAAGAACCACTCGCGCACAGGACATTGAACCTCTTGCGGCGCGCCGCCCTGCCAGACAAAGAATTTCCGACTGGTGGAGAGCCAATATACCGCGCCGGTATCCCCGACCCTGACCGCCGCGTTAGAGCCAATCAGACCGCATCCGGTGCCCGCGAGGTCGAAGCCAAAAACAAAGGTGGTGTCTTGCAAATACCGCATTTGATACATCGCGGTGTCAGTCCAGATCACGTTCACGAACGGCATCGCCATGCCGCCAACAATGCGCGAGCCCTCGGCAAGCTTAAAATCGCCCGCCGTGTTCGTCGCCGCCGGGGTCCAGTCACCGTTGGTAAATCCGCCCTCTTGCAGCGCCCAGGCGGCGAGCATCGGGTCCCGTGTCGACGTTGCCGCATCCTCTGTCCCCAGGGCCACCAGGAACCGCTCGGGCGTCATGAAGTGGCTTAGGGACTGCGCCGGGGCGTCCGTTGCCGAGAGCGCCGCCGCGTTCTGGCTCAGATTGTTGGCCCAACGATAAAGCGGGGACTCCCGATAGTTGGCCACCATGTTTTGACCATAATTCGAGAGATGCCACACCCGCGCCCGCAGGTCGCTTTCGGTGGATGACCGGGAGTAATAGCCTGACGAATAAGTCCCCGTGCCATACCCCGCCTGAGTAACGCCAAATTCGCGCCCAATGTTCTCTTCATAGAAGTATTTCGACACCCCTCCCGCAGCCGATGCCGTCGCATCCGCCGCCGATCGAGCGGTGAAAGCATAGGTGTCCGCGTCCGTGACAGATTCAACCGGGTGCTCGTGATAGTAGGTGTACGTTGGTGTCCCGCCGCCCGTGGCGGAACTCGTGGCCACGGTGTCGACGTGGATCAGATACGAGTCATCGTTAAGAACATAGACCCGGTGGGTTTTATCAATATCCCCCGTTCCAACGCCGCCAACCGCCGCCGAACTTCCGAGGGTCGCGTATTCCCCTCGGATCAGACCGTGCGCCGTGTGATTGATAATCATAAATTTGGAATTCTGGATGGTTTCGAGAAGCCCCGAACCAAGCGTTCCAGAAGCGCCGATCGACAACCCGCCAACCGTCGCCGCGCACTGCAAATACGCCGCGTCGCCAACCGTCACCCCATGCGCCGTGTGCGTGACCGTGACAGTGGTTGACCCGCCGACGGTCGCCATGCCGCTGGTAAACTCTCCGCTCGCCCGAGATGGGGTGACATCCCATATCCTGGCGTCATGGTAGACATAGAGCTTTTTATGCGTGCCAATGCCGACAAGTTTCTGCCCGGCGTTGTCTTCCCATGCATGGGTCGCGCGCGCTTTCCCGGCAACCGTGTCGAGCGTCGCCTTTTCCTGCCCGCCGATGATTTGTGGCAGGCCCTCCCCGTTCACGACGCGGAATCGAACCTTGTCCGCATCGGTATAGGCCCCCTCGGATGACAATTCCGAGTTGTCCTTAACGACACCAGGACGGAGGCGGGGGGCGAAGTTCGCCATGTTACGACGGCCATCCGGTGGTGATGTCCCGATCGGCTATTTCTTGAGCCGTTCGGGCGGGGTCGTTGATATATTCGGCGTGCGCGCTTTCAGCCGCCTGATGTGCCGCCTTATGCGCGACCGCCTGTTGGTATAGAGCGGTCGCCAGCGCTGATGTCATGGAAATCACTTTGCCGGAGCGCGTGGTCACCTTGTTCGTGCCGGTCAAACTCCCATCCGCGTAAGCGTCTTTCAGTTCTTTGATCTCTGCGACGGCGTCCGGCGTTGTGGCAATGGGAATACTGTTGAAGGTTATGCCCGCTTGAGATCGGCGGCGATACTCGGCGCGGAGGGCGTCTAGTTTTTTGACGCGGACGCTCGCCACCCGCGCCGCCGTCTCTTCCGTCGTCAAGGTTGCCGTTGCCCATGCCGCCCCGTCCCAAGACTGCTTGTGCGTGTTCGGATTGAATGCCGGCGCGCCTGTGGCCGCGACATAGCCCAGCGTGGCCAGTTTGGCATCGGACAACTCATTGAGGGCCGTGTAGTTGGTGCCATCCGCCGCAAGGTGCGATTTGGGGAGTGGGGCCGGAACCGCGCCATTAAAGGAATATAAAGTCATCTCAGACCCCGTATTTGGATTCAAGGACGCCGCTCGCGGTCGTCAAGCCGGACGACCCGATTGCCGTGTTCCACATGATGATGTCACCAACGCGCGTTCCGCTGTTGAGCGGTAACGTTGCCGCCGACCCATCCACGCCACCGATTGATATCATGGCCGGGTCCGACGTTGTCGGCGTCGAGTACGTTGACGTGAAACTATCAACCGTTCCGTCAACGATGAAATGCCCCGTCGTCGCCGCCTCATCGACGGAAACTCCGATAATATGCCATCCTGCGGCAAGGGCACCGCCGCTATGGGTAGCAGAGACGGCGATGCCGGAATTATTCCAAGAGAAGAACTCCGGGGTGTTCCAACCGGTATCGTTGATACGAATTTGAATCCCTTGTCGTGCACTGGAGTTCTGCGTGCCAAACAGGTGTTGAGATGCACTGCCACCGGTCGCATGATAGTAGGCAATCATAAGTGAGAAGTTGGCGCTGTCCTTGGCTAAACTTTTGATGAATGTCGAGGGCGCGGCGACGCTTCGGATAATCGAGCTGCCGTCAAAGCTGATATATTCCGATGACGAAGCGCCACCTGGCGTGCCATTAAATGCCGCCGGATTCGTATCCCCGAGCACATCCGCCAAAATCATGTCGTAATAGTTTGCGCGCACGCCGGACGCGGGCGCAACGACGGCATTCCCGTATAAGCGCCCACTTGCCGTTTGATACGAAAGCTCATACCCCGGCAACCAAGCGGCTTCGAGATTGGCGGTATCACCAAGGGTCGCCAGGAACGTCGTGGCAGCATCGGTAGCCGCCGCTACCCCATCCGCGACATGCTGGATCGGGCAGTCGGGAAGCGCTCCGCCAATGAGGGGATTACGCATTAGCCGATCACCTGATAGATGCCGTTAAGCGTCAAATCGTCCGCCGCCGACGCCTGACCAATCAAAGATTGGTCCTCCATCACGTCGATCGGCGAGTTGCGGTCCACAAGCACAACCGCCTTGCCGGCAGCGATGGAGACGTTGAGGGGGATAACGTCACCTAGCGATGATCCAGCAACGGTGTCCGAGCCGTAAGCCACTTGGCTGTCTCCGACATCGGAGTTAATGCCCGCGCCGTCTTGGTTGTACCGCTTGCACTGCGCCGTAACCGCCGCCGCGCTTGCGTCGTTATTCACGGCCACCAGGGAAACGAGCCGGACAAGTTTGCCGCTGCTCGCCGTGTTGGAAAGAAAGTTGCGGTTCGTGGTCGCGGACGAAAAGGCAACGGAAAACCCGTATTCCTTGACCGTCGTTGAGCCGGAAATCGTTGGTGCGGCCATTACATCACTCCCATCGCCATCGCGTGGTTAAGATTGAGATTCGAGACAGGGGATACCACGGCGGTATCCGCCGCCACGGTCAGCGTTTCGTCCGCGCCGTCATTGTTTTCGGTCAACGTGACGCCAGAACCAGCCACTAGAGCGCCGTTCAGATACCGAGCTGTCGTATCGTTCGCGCTCACCAGAACCGCGCCGGACGCCGCTGGAATCGCGGACGATGCGATGGCCGTGTTCATCTGCCCGACATTCACGCCGTCCGTTGTTGCCGTCCCCGTGGCAAGCGCTGTGATTTTTTGCGACCCCATTGAAACGGATGACGTTGGCGCGCCCAGGTCATCAAGATTAATCGGGCCGGTGGCGTAACAATCAGTCCCGTCGCAAACGATGCTGACGCCCTGCCCCGTCGCGAGAGTGACCGTCTCGGACCCGCCGGAAGTCTTAATCGTCGCGGTTTGCCCCGATTTATTGTGAAACAAAAACCGGCTTTTGACGCTCGCCAACGTCACCGTAAACGCGGCGGACGGGGAACCCGCGAGGATATGGCCCGGCTGGCGGTTCTGCTGGCTCACATAGTTTGATGACGTGAGGGCCATGTCCCCGGTCACCGTATGGGTAACGACGCCGTGAATGCCCTCGGACATCTGCTGGATGGCGTTGTTTAGCCCCGCCGTGGTGTCGGTGCCCCATGTGTTCAGGTTGTCCCCCGCGTCCTGTACGGGATAACCACCATAATTCGATGCCGATGTGCTCATGATACAGTCGCTCCGTCGCTAACGCGCTTCCAGTTCGTCCCGTCGCTCGTGGCGAGCGTCCGACCGCCGGCCTCATCCGTCACGATGACCACGCTATTGAAATGCGTCGTCGCGCTCGGAAGCGTCGCCACTGTGTAGGCCGCGACTTTCGGAATCTGGCCTAGCGAGAATTTGCTGTTTTCAAGGTTCTGAAGCTTGGGGGTGAGAACCTGGATCACGGACCACGCCCATTGCTCCCAGGCCTTACCAGTCGGGGCCGGGATCATACGACCACCACGTCAAGCTGAGTCTTGATTGGCGAACCACTGTAGATCGCCCGCGCGCTTTCACCTTTCAACGCCCCCACCGCCCTGTCATAGAGGCCAATCCACACTTGGAGCCGCGCGTCATCTTCAAGATACGGCGCGGAATGCACCAGGGAGCCGTAGAGGTAGACATCCGGATAATTGGTCAGAAGCCAATTCGTGTCCGCGTCGTCCGCCAAAACGGTTAGCGCCTGGTAATAGTGTAATTCGACGTTATAGGCGGCATCGGACGGCGGGCGAATGAGCATATTCCCGCCCTGGATCGCATAGGCCACCGGCTGGGCCGTCGTTGTATTTGGATATTCCTGGAACAAGTCGTAGATCGTCTTGCTCACCAGCGCCTTGAGCGGTGTCGATTGCAATATCACCGCCTCGGCGCTCAAGAAATCGGTGGGCAGCGTGAGACTGGTCCCGCTCGCCGCGAGCGCGATTGTCTCGCTCGTTTGTTGCCGGCGATGCAGAAGATCCCGCTGGATATTGACCTCGAACAATCGGACAAAATCCGGCACCTTGGCCGTGAAATCCGTATCGCCATCTCGCGCCAATTCAGCGCCAATCGACGTTTTAAGCTGCCCGTAATTCGCGAGTGCCATCCGTCGCCTCCAATACCGATTTCAAATCCCACGGCTCATGAACGACGTTCACGCAGCCAAACCAGGGGTGCGTGGCCTCGTTTATTCCATAGCGCCAATGGTGGTAGGTCTTCGGCAGCAAAACCCACGTCGGCGTGCCGAGCGCGCCGGCAAGGTTAATCACCGAGGTTGGAACCGAAATCACCGCGTCCAATTCCGCGACTAGCGCCGCCGTGTCGTCATAGTCCGGCGTTTCGACCATAAACGGCCAATGGATAATCCCAGGAACGAGGGGTGGCTCTTTGTACTGGAGAGAGATGAACGTAACGTCCGGCCCGTCTGTGAACGGGGACACCCCCAATTTCTCCAATAGCCACTGAGCATCAACCTGCCTCTCGTATCCGGCGCCCTTCGCAAAGCCGCCTGTCCAGGCCAGCCCGATTTTCCGCCCCGGCAAATCATCCAAAAGCGCCCGCGCCATCTTCCGCCGCTCGGGGCATGCGGTCAGATACGGCTTGCGCGGGCAATCGTCCGGCTTGTCCCAGAAATGCATCGGCAAGGACGCAATCGGGATCTTATGCGTCGGGCTGAAATCCGCCAGCCAGGGCTTATCAGCCTGATATCGAGTGCCGCGAACCTTCAGCCATGGGAACGATCTTTGAAACAACCCAGCTAGCTTTGGGTTGGTTTCCAGAACGACATCGCGCCCCTCCAATTCATGTAGCAGGGCGGCAAAATAAACCTCATCCCCAACGCCTTGCTCGCCATAGACAACTAGCCGGTCGAAGCCGCCGTCGATCCACATCTCCGCGTCGCCGAAAAACCGCTCGGGACGCTCGGGCTGCCCCACATGGGAATGCATGCAGCGCCAGCCGTTTTCCCAATCCCCCTTGGTCATGTAGACCATGCCCAGATTGCCGAGCGTGTCGGGGGAATTCGGGTCGATCTCAATGGCGCGGTGGTAAAATTCCAGCGCCTCGTCATGCCGCCCCATCGAGTGAAGAACGGTGCCCATGTTCGATAGCGCGAATTTGTAATCCGGGTCTCGTTCAAGAGCCTTGGCGTAGAATTCAGCCGCTTGCTCGTGCTGATGCCAGGCATAGAGGCATCGGCCAATCCCATTGTGCGGCGCCGCCTTTTCAGGCGCGATCCGCATCGATTGCTGGAACATTTGAAACGCAACGCCGAGGTTGCCGTGGTCGAACAGCGCCGCCCCCATGCAATACAGGCATTCGGCGTCATTGGGGTGATCGTTCAGATAACTCTCATAGAGGCTCAACGCGCCGGTCGGGTCACCCGCCTCGACCAACTGGCGCGCTTGGATCATACGTTCCAATGGGCGCTCCGCAAATGCCGCCAATCGGAATCGTTCAGCAGCCGCTTGACCGCCGGCCAATGGTCCTTGTTGAAAACGTCGATGCCCTTCTCGGTTTTCCATTGCTGGATAATCGTGAGAGGGATGGTGCCGACCTTGCGAAAATCTCGGCTTTCACTCCATCCGCCGTGATCCTCGTTGGCCTGGTATTTGTTAGCCTCTAGAATGCCGGCCACGTCCTGGACTTCGTGGACCTGGAATTGCTCCCCGTCGGTGGATTCATTGACGTACCACGTCTGAATCCCGGTCAACGGATCGATATCAATCAAGCGTTTGTCGGTCATGATTTCTCCAAAGGAAACGGGGGGCCGAAGCCCCCCGCCCATTCACAAAATTTAGATGAAGCTAAGCGACGTGCCGCCACGTTCTACGAATGCGAACATTGTATATTGTGTTCATATGAAGATCGAAACGCGCGGCCAACTCTCTGTTGGATTCATGGCTTGCTCGAATCTCACGCACCAAGTCGTCCGTCAGCTTTGACCCACGCCTGTCACTGCCTCGGGCCACATTTCGGCGCCCCTTTCTATCCATGTCTCTGTTGTTCGCTTGAACTGTCCCCAGAAACAAATGGTTCGGGTTCACACAAGGCGGGTTATCGCAGGAATGACAAACCACCATCCCTTCCGGGATTTCTCCCTTCGACAATTCATATGATACGCGGTGCGCTCGTCGCTGTTTGTTCTTGTCACGAATTACCCCGTATCCATGCATCCCAGGACTGCCGGTGAACGCCCAACACTCGCCCGGCCCTCGAACATCCACCTTGGCCCAAAACCGTTCGGCCAACGGCTTTTTGATATGCGATAGATCAACGCCCGCCGCCAAGTTCCGCACGCCGGCTGTTGGCGGGGCCTCATCCAAGCGCCCACCTCGTTGAAGGCGGCGGTAATGCCGCGAGCAAAGCCCACGAACCACCGCGCGGCCATCACAAAATTCTTCCAAACAACTCTTATCCATAAAAACCTCCGGCACCGATTTCGATACTCCAATGGTGCCGGAGGTAATGACTTTCGTCAAGCCGTAGGGTGTACCCCTAAGCTACGGCGAGGTCCGCGATCTTACCGCTTGCGGCCTCGTTGCAGCATTCAAGGGTATATTCCCCTAGAATGTGGCGCTTCTCGGAATCACCGGTCTTCGCCAAGCGCTCCTGCTTGAACGAACGCCCAGACAGCGGGCACAACTTCCAGTAATCCCAATCGACCACCAAGCCCGTCCGACCGCGCATGAAGCGGTTGGGGACGATCGCAAGCTGACCGAAATCCGTATTTATCTTCGACACGGGGCGTTAAGCCGTGCCCGCTTTCGCGGCTGCATGTCTCCATGCAGATGAGACCATATCATCGCCCTCCCAACCGGGTTCGGGCGCCAGGCGCTTCGGACCACTTGGCCCTACTCCTCGCGGATGGTCGTTGAACCTTCCCCACCGGGGCTTGGCTGCTGATTGCCCTCGACATCACTCGTTAGGGTGTCCCAGCAATTCACCTGGTTTGCACTCGCGGGTTACGCCGCGAGGGTGCCGGAATTTAACACATAGACATCGGCGGCGCCGATGATCTGCGTCTGGCCAACCTTCGGCGCGGTATCGCGATACAACGTCGCGATGCCGGAGAAGGTCGAAGCCTGCTGCTTGTTGAACGAGCCCACCATGAAGGTCGACGGATCGCCGCCCGAGTCCCAAGCCGAAGCAAGAACGGTCTTCAGTTGAGCCTCGGTCAAGGTCCGAACGGTGGTGCCGTCGGTCGGAGCCGTGGTGGCAGCGCCCGAGGACGTTACCGGCGTGGTGCCGTCGGTATAATTGTCCTTGTTGGACGCGATCCACGTTTCCATGCCGGCCATGGCGCGAGCCGTCGCGGAACTGCCGGCAACCGCGGCACTGTTCTGCGTCACCGAAAGCTCAAGATCGCGCTTCAGCTCCTTCGATCTCTTAGACAACTGATACGCGATTTCCTTCGCTCGACCGGACTTGGTCACGGCGTCGGAAGTGCCGGAAACCTGGACGGTCTTCTTCAGGATTTGCGTATAATTGCCAAGGCGCGAAGTCGCCTGAATGGTATTCGGGCTCGAATCGTCGCCGTCGAGATGAGAATTCGACGCGGCGGCGGCGAGGGAGTCGGTTTGCCCAATCTGTTACTTTCGAGGACTCCCGGCCTCTACTGACCACTTTCGTGGCGGGCGCCTACTTCACTTCGGCACCTCTTGCGGTTTCCCGCAAGGTCGGACTCTATCATCACGCCACAAGTGGCGCGTCTGGCGTATTAGCCTCTGAGGGTTCCGCTTGTCCGAAGATTTAGCGGCCTTCCCTGCTGATTACCCAATCCCGTGACTGTTCAAACCATGCAGCTTGTCGTTTCCAACTACTGTTTAGGCTCACGGGCTCTAAGGGCTTCCCAGCATATAGCCAGATTTTACATGAGCAAGCTATTTACTCATGGTAGGTGTTGGTTGCGGTGCCCTTCTTCATGTTACTCACTGCGGGAGTTTCCGTTGGTGAGATGTTAAATATCAAGTTACTCAGGTCTTCACGAACGCCCGTGAGGTCGAACGTGGTAGTCGTTCCGGAGGGGACAGCCATTTCAAGGCTCCTTATGTCCTCCGCCGAAGGGTTACTTCATCATGTCAGCCATGAGAATGTCCGCCATTGATTCAGCACTGCCCTTCTGGCGGTGTGCTTTCACAAGGCGCGCTTTCCTGGAATCGGGTCTTGGCTTCGGAGCGGTTTCCGTCGACCTCACGGGAGCCGGGGGCTTTGCGGCCACCTTTTTCTTCGCGAGGGCAACCTTGGACTTTTGGGACGCCACATGCTGGTCATAAAGATACGCTTTGCGAGCGATGACCACGGCCCGGCTATCAGCTAGACCGTTAATCTCATCCTCGGTGTATCCGGATGACAAAAGCATGCTTCGCACACCCGCCTTTTCGTGGCTTGCCACTTCCGGCGTTGCCCACTCGGGGATACGTCGGGGCAGCAAGGCCGCTTGTTCGGCGGCGTATTGAGCCTGAGCGTGGGCGTGTCGCTGTTCATGCTGTTGCAAGAAAGCGGCGCGCTGTTGCATCACAGCTTCATACTGGTGCTGAGCTTCAGCCGATCCGATTGGATCATCCGAATCCCATTGCGGTTTCTGAGGCGCATTTGCCTGCAGAAACAACAGCTCTTGATCCTTTACCCGCTCCCATTCCTGCGCGCGGTTCTGGAGTGCGCGGGCCTCGTCACTCAACGACGTGGTTTTCCGCGTGTAATCCTCGGTCCGCATGTAACCGTCACGGAGTTCGTCAAGAGCTACCCGGATCGGGCCGTGGACGGGATGTTCCCATTCGACAAAGTCTTCAAGGTCATCGCCCTCGGCCTGTTCTGGACTCTCTTCGCCCTCGGCTTCAGTCGCATCGTCTTCGGATTCGGACGATTCCTCGTCCTCGGCTTCAGAACCTTCGGCGTCATCGCCTTCTGGCTGCTCTTCTGCCCCCTCGTCGGCCTCTGGGCTACCCTCGAAAGGACCATCAACCGTCTCGGTGTCTTGCTCTCGATTGATGCCGTCTTCGGCGTCCAATTCCTGAGACGCGAACGCCTCGAAACCGTCGAGATTAAGGTCATCGACGCCTGGTGAGGCGCTACCGACAACTGCCATTTTCAACCTCCTTGCGACGCCCTCGGGCGCTACCGCAAATGAAAAAAGCGCCCCGAAGGACGCCGACTAACCCCTGTCAATGCAGGGAATTCTTGTTAGACGCTTGTTAGACGACCTCGTGGTTGTGCCCGAGCATGGCTTGAGAAGCCTTGCCCGCCATCAAAGCCGCGCCAAGCGCGCCCCGAACGTGTTCAAGAACCTCGACCGCTTTCAGGCGATCCAGCCTCGCGGTCGCTTCCTGAGCGCTGACCGCATCGCGGATGTAAAGCTCGCGAAGATCGTCAAACACCTTGTTGAACAAATCGCTCCCAAGGATGCGCTGGGCCTCTTCACCCGCGCGCTGTTGCTCTTCTAGCTGACGCTTGGCGTCTTCATCGGTCATGCTATCGGCTTTCGTCAATGCCGGAGAGTCGATTCCGGATGATCTCGTTGCGGGAAGCGGGGGAATACGGCTCCCCCGTATCAAGCCGGTTGAATTCATGGATCGGCGAGCCGTTCATTCCGAAAACCTGCCCGCTGTAAGGCGTGGAATAATCCACGTCAAAGGTGCCGCCGCCCGCATCCTTGAACATCGAAAACGCCGAGATCGGATCTTGGTTACCGAAATTCGCGCCGCGCAACGCCGCCTCATACGACATTAGGTCTTGCAGGGTGTAAGCGCCGCCGCCTTCGGCTGGCTTTTCGCCTGTCGCGCTCGGGTCGGGGTTGTTGTCCCAAATGCCGGACGGCGTGACAGGGCGGATTTGATTGCCCGCCATCGGGTCCATGCCTTGGGGTTGCCCTTGCGACATCCTTGCCGAAATCATCTCGGGCGGCAATTGGCTTAAGTAGTCGAGCCCGCCCGAGCGCGCCCCCGAAGGGTTCCCCTGCATTTGCCCCATCGGCATCGCCTGGGCTTGGCCGCTTGGCGTGTTCGATAACAGTCCCCCGCCGCCTTGCCCCGTGGGCTGGGCCAGCAGGCCTTGTGACTGGACCGGCTGCATTGATTGCGCCGGTTGTGGCTGGGCCATGATGTTTTCCGCCGCCGTGCCGCCCCAGACGCTCGGGTCGCCCGCGCCGAGAAGCCCGAAAGACTGCGGGTTGGCTGGCGTTCGCACCTGGTATCCGCCCTCGCCATAAATGCCGCCCGCGAAATGCGGCATGACCTCGTTCATTTGCTTGTCGGACAGGAGCCCCTTTTGCCACTCGGGCCAGATGCTCGTTCCGGGCATCATCGAAGGCCCGCGCCGGGTCATCGTCCCCGCGCCGGGGATTGTCATGGTGTCAGGACGAGGCATTGTCGTCTCCTTTGAGCGGGCCGCTTAACAGGGTCAATAAGGCTGCTGATCGTCCGCGAGCATCCCGCGGGCGACAGGTGCCGCTAAGAGCCCAGCGCCAGCCACGCCGGCCAGAAGGTCGCGACTGTTCCGGTTTTTCGGGTCGAACTTGGCGAAGCGAGAGCGGATGTTTTTCGGGTCGAAAACGGCATAATGGGTGGTCGGATTATATTGACCGTATCCCGCCTCATCGGAGAAGTTCATGAGCTTCACACCATCAAAACCCTCTGACTTCGCGCCGTCCAATATCTCCGACAAGTTCACATCGTCGGGGTCATATTGGACGCCATCCATATCAACTTCTTTTAGGTTCCCACCAAGTCGCGCCGGAATCACGCTCTGCCCGCGATGCGGTGTGGACTGTTCCAATTTTTCCGCCTGCACCATCAATGAATTGGCATTGTCCCATTCGCCCCTACGCTCGGCGGCTTGTGACGCATCAATCAATTTTTGAACGTCTGAATCTGCCGCATTATCTGCGTACCCGCCCGCGCTTTTCGGGTCTTCAACGAACCAATATGCCTTCTTCGCGCTTTTTGCCTTTGTCGCGCTTCCGCGCGCCCCAAACTCGGGGAAATCCTTGTTGGTCCCGTGGAACGCCTCAACCGGGAAATGCTCATCCGCCCGCGCCATCCTCGACGCCTCGTCCATCGGCAGATCCGCAGCCTTCCCCGCCCCGCGAACCGCCTTGACCATCCCCCCGAAATGCGGAATCGCCGCCCCCAACACAGGCAACGCCGACGCATAGGCCGTCGTGCCGTATATCGCATCGGACGCGGCCTTGCCGTAGTCGCCGCCCTCGATAGACTTCCGCATGTCCGCGAAATTCTGTTGCCCATCGCGAACCGCCATCGCGTCGCCAGATCCAGGGGCAAACGCCAGCGCCATCTCGGCCAACTGTTGCGGGGCTAGAAGTCCGCGCAACACCTGAGCCGCCGGGGCTCGCGCCGCCGCCTTGTATCGCGGGTCGATGTTGTGCTGCATCGCCAACAACCCGCTCTGTCTATCGTCAAGCAAGCCCATCGCTCACCCCGCTTGAAATACAAGGGGCGTCTTGGCGTTCCGATCGAGGACCTGGTTAAATCCGCCCATTGTACGCTCCTATGGTTCTCACAATCGATACCCGCCGTGATCCCCGGCTCGCCAGACGCCGCCGTGGTCGGGATGGAAAAAAGCACCATCTCCTGTTCATCGTCGTGCCATGCAACGGTTTTGGACAATTGCGTGGTGTCCATCCCGCCAGATCGGGACATCAAGCGGGTGACGACTTGGCGCGAGACCGCTTGCCGTTAGGTCGCTTCCCCTGATACTCGCCAGTTTCTTGTTCATCATCGGTATCCTTGGGTTGCGCGGCGGCTAGGATCGCTTGTTTTACCTGGACGGCGGCCTCGGCCTCGGCTCCGGAGATCTGCGCGCGGTTGATCAGCGCGATGGCGGAATTAGCGATTTCGGGGGTGATCAATTTCAAGCTCCAATCAGGCTGTCGTCGACACTGAGCCCCGCGCCGAATGAGCCGGCTGTCGGGGCGATCTTTTCGTTGATGCGATCGGTGATGCGGGCCTTCATCGCGGGGATCGCGTCGGGCGCGGTCGCGTTGATCAGCGCCGTCGCCCAGCCGATCAATATGCTTGGGTCGGCTTCCAGTTGAGCCTTGGTCATGAAGGTCGCCGGGTCTATCGCGTCAAGATCGAGCGGAATTTCCCCATATTCGGACGCGGCTTCCCCGGTCGCGGAATCCGTTCCGACCAAGCGCCAATGGACCTTATCGACCACATCAGCCAGCCCCGCATAGGACAGCCGGGTTTCAGCCTTTTCAACTTGCCATGTGAATTCAACAGCCACCATAAATCTCCTTTATATCACCATGTGGCGTGTGCTACGCGCCGCCACGTATCTGTTGCTGTACAAACGTACATATAAGAACTGTCCCACGCGACGGTTCCGGTCGTCCCGGTCGCTGATGCGGACGCGGGAGTTCTAGTTGTCGCCAAAACAAGATCACTCTGCACCGTCAACACGCCAGCGTTAGACAAGCGCATTCTTTCTGCGGGAGCGGCTCCAATCGCTGTTTTCCAGATGAAGTCGTTTGACCCGCCTCCCTGTAGCTCTTTACCGAACCAGCTATACCGATTGTCAGAGAAATCCTGCGTGGTAGTGATGAACGCGATACCGATAGCCGACCCAGTGGTCGCACTACGGTTCTGTAACAGCATGCCGCTCGCCTGTGCTCCAGCACTGTCGTTGCGGACATGAAGCATTTGTTGCGGTGCTGAAGCGCCGATGCCAAAACCCGTGCCATCTAGTCTCATGCGTTCTGTACTAGCACGCATGAAAATGAGGTCGCCGTTTGACGCGGGCGCGCTGTTGGTGCCGAACAGCAGTTGGTTCGACGCACTCAGGGACAGCGTTGGGATCATCGTCCCCGCGCTATCCTTCAGCCGAAACGCCGTGTTGTTCGTCGTGATATCAAGGATTCCTGTTGAAGATAGCGTAGTAAACGTACCAGCCGCAGGAGTCGCCCCGCCGATCGTAGCCCCGTCAATCGTCCCGCCGTTAATATCGACGGTCGTGACCGTGCCGAGGGTGGTGCCGTCGCCGAAAAACGAGTATATTTCGTCAAAATTTCGATTGGCTTTGGCTAACGCCTCATCATATGTGTCCGCCGCCTGCGTAAACCGCCGACCGCCCGCCGAAATGCTTTCTTTGACCATCACAATGCTCCAATTCCGAAAACGCTGTCACCAATTTCGCGGATCGGCAGGTCCAAGCCCCACTTGCCGCAAAAATCACGAAGGTCGTTCAACCCCATCTTCGCCTTGCTCAGAAAATACGGGTCCACGCCCGAGACCGCCGTATATGCCAACTCCACCGCTCGGCTCTCGCCAGCACGCGGGACAAGATCCGCCGCAATCCGCTTGTGCGCCTCGCCGTCGCTATCCACGCCCGGCACCTCGGCGGCTTCGACCAAATCAAGCGCCTCGCCGATGTCGGCGGTAGCTGGGAAAGGGGGATAGTTCGTCGCGAAAACAGTGTCATCGTGATCACCCGCCAACAGAGATACCGAAGGCGCGCCCATATGCGCCGCCTCAAGTGCCGTCGTGCAGCCCGTGTGCAAGACACAGCGCGCGCCCCGCATCCATTGAACGTGGTTGCCGGTAACGGCGACGTGAACTCTCGGGTCGCCTCGATATAGATTTAGCCACGGGTCCGGGTTTTCGCCGGGATGCGGCCTGATCACCACCTCGCCGTCGTATGCCTCAATAAACTCTCGCACTTTCCTGATACACGTCCAATCGTGCTCGATATGAGCGATGAAATCCTCGCGGTTATCAAAGAACCCCGCCGAAACACACATGGCGTGATAGGCCTTGATGTCGCCGCCTCGGGGGTTGGCCCCGCTGGTGTTGGTGTTGACCAGCAGATACCCTGATCGATCGGGCTCGCCGTAAATCTCTGGCTTTTTAAGCAAATCCAACCTTGGATTGCCCGTCCATTTGCCATTTATCGCGTGTTCGGCTTGCCACTCGTTGGCGACATAGGTCACGTCGACCGGCAGGCATCGCAATATATCCTTGCGGAAATGCACCGGGCACCGAACCGCCAGCCCTTCTTCGTCCATCACCGCGATGTTGTGGCCGGCCCGCTTTGCCGTCTCCATCCATCCGCGCATGGCCTTGTTTTCGCCCTTGAACACGACACATCCCACCGGGAGCGATTCAAGGTTCGGCGCCAAAACCCGCTGGCTTCCGATGATGCTTGATATCCCCCAATCATGCAGCGCCGACGCCACCAGAAGCCGGGACCATAACTCCCGGTCACGGTTTTCAATCATGAAGTAGATCAATGTCAGGCCTTAGAATTTATGCGTATATCGAAGCATCGCGCCGTCAAAACGCGGGTCGGTTTCCATGCGAAAATTCCCATATTTTGGATGCGAGAATCCAAGACCCAAGTTGTTTATGCCGCCGCCGTTCCATCGGACATCGTAATCATCGCCCACCGCCCTTCCCATGCCATACCCGGCACCAACATCAGCACTAAGCAGCCCGCCACCTGCCGGCGCCTGGGCACCGAGAAGCCCTGAAAGATAAAGGCTTCTAACGTCGTCACTCATCCCCCCGCTTGCATCCGCCCGCCCATATAGGCTCGCTCGGCGCAAAATATCTAAAATGGATTCATCCATCACGCCGCCTCTCTCATTTCTCCCCACCGGACAATCGAGTGCTTTCTAACAATGCGGGGCGGCATGCGACGATCCTGGCCCCACTAGCCCGATATCGCATGAGTCCATGTCCCCGCCTTGATCCCAAACCCTCTGCGCCTCGCTATCAATTTTTTCGAAAAACAAAATCGCGGATTTTCCGATCCTGGTCCGGCGATCAGGTCGCCCAGCCTTGGTCATAGGGACTTTTGAAATCCACTCTCCCAGCGGCACGGGGCCAAAAGCGGTGTTGTAAACTCGTGCGAACTGCATCTTAGTCGCTCACATTGATGTTAGCGTTACCGTCACGCGAACCGGCAGCCATCTTCAATTGTTCCAATTCGGCCTCCATCACCAGCTCCCGCTCGCGGAATTGCTGATCAATGGTCATCTTCTGGACATCCAATTGATGGGCGCGCTCGGCCTGGCGCTCGGCGGCCTCCAACTTCATGCCCTCGATCGCGCGTTGCTGTTCCAACTGTTGCTGGAACTGCTGCTCTTGCATCGCCGCGTTGCGCTGAGCCTCTTGAGCTTTGATCTGCTGTTCCGCCTGGAGCCTCTGAGCGGTAAGAGCGGAATCGGCTTGTAATTTCTTCTCCGCCATGGCCGCTTCGGCTTGCATCTTCTGGCCGTCCATTTGCTGCTGCATTTGGAGCTTCTGCATCTCCATTTGCATCTTGCCCTGAGCCTCAACCGCCTTCGGATCTTGCCCCGGCGGTTGCGGCGGCATCGGGTTTTTGTCCGGGTCGGTGAAGAAAATATCAACGTCCGGCAAGTCCGCCGCCTCGACCATCTTCTCCAACGTGTTGTAATAGTTCCTCATGGTGACCAGCGGGTTTTGCATCCCCGCGACCTGTAGGATCTGCTCCTGCTTCTGAGCGATCACCATATAGCGCTGCATCTGCTGATCGCGGTTGCCGGTTCCCAAGCCAACAGACACCTTGATGTCCATACCCGCGTTCCACGAGCGCGGGTCCATCGGCACCCAATTGCCGCGAAGGCGAATGATCCGCTCTTTGTCCTGGTGCTTGGTCACGAGATGGAGCATCAACCGGGCCAGTTGCTTGAACCCCGTCTCCGCATACACGCGCGTGATAAGCTCGGTTCGCTCGCGGCCCTGATTGCTATCCTCGCGGACCTTCTCCGCCGTCTCCGGCTGCAATGCGTTCGGATTAAGATCCGGCCCCATCGGGGTGACGCCGGTTCGGCGGACCAATTGACCATCGACATATTCGAGCATCGGAAAGGCGCGCTGGCCTTCCCAGGTCGTCTGGAGCGGCACGATCGCGTTCGGCCCCTTGGCGCGGATGATGGCGTCCGGCGCCTGGTTCAACACGTCGTTGAAGAACTCCGGCTCGATCTGGTTCATGTCCACGATCTTGCGCGGGAAGACGGAGTGATAAAGCCCGTCCATCATCATCCGCAGCAAGGTCGACTTCCACCGCTGGACCTCTCGCGACCCGTCCTCCATTGACAGCCCGATGCGGCGATGCGGCAGGATGATCGGCGTTAGCTCGCAGAACGGAAGCAATCCCTCGTGCTTGTCATTCTCGAAAATAACCGGAGAGTCCGGACCGTTGCCCATGACCACTCGCCGCCATTCGGTCTCGCCGTCGCCGTCATAATCGAACTGGATATAGACCTCATAGATCCGGCACAGTTGCGCCGCCGCATCCGTGGCGTCGTTGTCGTCATCGTATTCGAGGTCGTCAAACCGCTCTTCGGTTTCCTCATACAGATCATCGTCGGCGCTCAGGCTCTCGACTTCCGTCTCGTCATAGCCGCGCTTCAACAAGTCGCTCTTCGATACCCGCGTGCGCCGGGCCACCATGCGCGCGTCTTCCAAAGACTTGGCGCGGCTGTTGGTCAAGAACTCTTCGGGCGGGAGAGCCTCCATCTTGATTTCGCCGCTGGTTTTGACGCGGCGGATCTTGATGTCAAAGAGCATCGTCGGCCCTTGCATCGATATAACCCCGCCAACATCCCCCGGCATCGGCGCTTGAGGCATGCCGCCAGCATCCGGCCCCATCGGCTGCGGTGGCATTTGCGGCTGCGGTGGCATTTGCGGCTCGGCGGGCATTTCAACCTCCGCCGGGTACTCTTCAATCTCTTCAACCGTCACGCTCTCGTCGTTGACGATCTCCGTCATCTCATCAACGCTAAGGCCGGTGTATTCCTCGGTAACTTCGGTTTCGGATTCCTCCCACCAGACGTGCAGCGCGCTGTTTTTGTAAATCAATGCCGACTTGATCCAGTCGAAACACTGCCTAAAATTGTTGTTGCGCCGCATCAACCACGACACGTAATCCGTCGCCTGTTGCGCGGCTTCTTCGTCCTCTTCTCCCTCGGGCTCAAATCGGAACACCTGGTCCGTGCCCAAGAACACCCGGACAAGCGAGGGCATGACCGTTTCGACCGTCTCGTAAACGTCACGGGACATGACCTTCGATCGTCCCGGAATGCTCGGCAGGGTCGATTGCTCGCCCATGTAATAACGCCAAGCGGTGGCGCGTTCGGACGACAGCTCGTCATTGTCATACCCAATAGCCGAGCGCAGTTGCGACGATAACGCCGCCCTAAGCTTGCTATCGGATCGGGATGAATCAGACATTGGCCAGCTTTCTCGGGCGCCCGCGCTTGCGGGGCATGATTTCAACGACCGCCCCAGAAACATCGGCTGGCCGCGTTTCCAGATCCTCGATGCGCTCTTCGAGAGCGGCAGACTTCGCACGGAGATCCGAGATCAGATCAAGCGCAGCCGTGAGGGATTGATCCAGCCGCGCAACGCGGACAGCTAGTGCTTGAGACATTTGCAACCTCTTTGGAATGGGTGCGTTACTCGACCCAGCTTGTATTGACGTTGATGGGCTTGTGAGGTGCCGGCTTCGTCCTGGCCTCGCGCTTCATCATCACCGCGTATCTGGTCGCATCCATCAAGTCGTCGCGTTCCTTAACGATCTTGCCGTCCTTGCGATGATAGATACGGAACTCTTCCCACCACTCATTGAGGTGAGCGAACACCTTAAACCGCCCCGTTTCCATCCTTTCCAGGATCTCCATGAGGCCGGCCTCGACGGACACGCCGCCGTCATCGAATTGCGCGCGGTCCTTGAGCATCTTCAACCCGTGGCCGCGATACTGCTCGACAAGCGGCGTTGCGCCGTCCCTGCCGTGGCTCCCAGCGTCCGAAGGCCAGGCCACCGGCATCCAACCACCCTTGGCCTTGATCGTCGCCGCGTGCATCGCTGGGACAGTCTCACTCTTACGATAGGCGTCCGTGACGTAAATCGTATCCGTGTCCTTGTCCCACGCCAGCCAAACGGCGGTTGTCGGGTGATCCCAGCCCAAATCCATGCCCACGATGCGCGCCCAATGCGGCGGGATCGGGCACGGCGCGATGGTGATTTCCTCTTCCGGGATCGGGTAGACGCGACCCGAGCCCATAATCGGCACGCCCTTCGTCCGGGCTTCCCGTTCGTGCTTTGGGTAGCTGGCGATAATCTTCTCACGCTGTTCCGGCGAATAGTGCTCGGCGTCCTCGATGGTCATCTGAGTAACCGAGCGGTCAGGGTTTTCCTCCATCAAAAACCTCACCACAACATCGGACATACCTTTGAGCGGCGTGAACGTCATCCAAATCGGCCCTTGCGTCGTATTCGTGCGCGTCAGCCCCTCGGTGAAGATGTCAATCGGCGGCTCTTCATCAAACCAGCAAAAGTCGAGCGTTTCGCCCTGGAACTTCTCCCGCCCCTGATTGTACGACTTCAGCGTTAATTGGCTTTCACCGCCCGACACATGACGAACCTTGATGACGCCCTTCAAACCTGGCGTGCCGAGAGCGGAATCAGCGCTGATCACATCCGCCTGCGGGATCGCCCCCGTCCCCCAGGGCTCAACGCGGCCCAACAGCAACCGTTGGATGGTGTCGCGGACAACCTCGCCCGTCTCTCCCGCCGCCCAGCCAATCACAGGCTTTTTGAAGCGTTTGCCTTCCCACCAATCCGGGTACTTCCCAGTCAGGTGGATCGCGCACTCGAAAGCCCCCGCCCAGGACTTCCCGAGTTGGTTGCCCGCCATGAACAGCCGCTCGCGGACCGTCTCGTGGTGGAAATCTTTCTGCTTGGAATAAGGCCGGTATCGGGCGAGAAGGTTAGTGTCTAGTCGCCTCTTCCGTTCCGCCTGCAGCCGCGCCAGTTCCACCAAGAGCGGAGTCAACGGCGTCCCGGAGTTCTCCGATCCGCTCGATAAGCTCGGCATCTGTCAGTTCTTCCAACGGGTTGATTGTGACATTGAGATCCTTCGGCAAGATGCTGGCCAAGACCTTGACGTAAGCAACGGGGCTGTCCTGGCGGCATTTGACGATCGCGTCGGCGCCATGCTCGTTGAAGTCCTCGTGGAGGGCCTCCAAGAACGCCTCGCCTAGCTTGTTGCGAACGCCTTTGCCGCGCCCTTTTGGGTTGCCGGATTGGCCGGGCTTGAACTGATGAGCCTCCATCGCTTTCGGAAGCTGCCTTTTGGCTGTACCCGCAGGTTTACGCCCAGCCATGGAACGTCACCGTCACGGTTGTGTCGTAGCGATTTGGCGTGTCGTCAAGAGGGGCGAAGGTCACGGACTTACACCGGCGAACCTGCTGGCCAGTCTCGACGATCCTCGCGCGCATCCAAAGCGGGAGCCCAAACAAGTCGCGGGCAAGTTTATCAATTTCGCCCCCATCCCACGCATCAACCATCAGGCGCTTCAACCCTCTTCCGGCCCCGGCGCTTCGTCGGCGCGTGTTCCTCGACCACTCCCAGCGCTTGGCGGTCGATGGCCTCGATGGGGATTGACTGGCTGCCGCCATTGGCCGTGCATCCGAAATGCCGGTAGCTTGTGGCGTCGATTGCCGCCTCCAGGACTTGCCCCTCAGATAGAGCGCCCTTCAAAATCAGCGGCTCGTCGTCGGCGCGCTCGATATACGTTACTTGGGAAAGCATGTTGCTTCCTTTCAAACGATTGAAGTCTTGGGCTTACCAGCCCCTCACTCACCCGCGATCTTCGCGCGATATTCTTCGACCAGCGCCTCGGTGCGAGGATGCCCGATGTACTCCAGGGCTATTTGGTTCATCCCGGCCCATGGGAGACGCCTTATGGCCCTAAAAAGCATGAGATCGCGCCATTCGCAAACTGGCGAGGATTCAGAGATTTTCTTCCGCGGTGAAGACGGCACCGAAGCATCCATCAGGATTCGCGGAACCCAATGGTCTAATTTGATCTCCGGCATATTGAGAGAGATGGGGGTCGCCCAAAAGGCTCAATTATCCAGCCTTAAGGGGTTAGATCGTCGCGCATTCTGGCTCGCAAGCCCCCCGAAAGTCACGAGCCTGCGTGGCGCAGTATCGACGGAAGGGGTTCCGGTCCTGACTCTTGAACTGGATGGAAACTCAGAACTAGACCTTTCCCTTGAGGGAATTTCAATTCCGGCGCTAATCGAATGGCTTTCAAACTTGGACGAGGTGCAGGAATCGGCACCGGGGTCGTCTCAACCCAATTAGTCATCGCTGCCAATACCCCTTCCACTTCCGGCTAACCGGGTGGTTCATCGCTGCCGCTGCCGTCAGGGTGAACAGCGTGCCGTTCGGCTAGAAGATTGAACGGGATGCCACCTACGCCCCAAGGTCTTCCTTGTCTTTGATGCGGGCCATTAACCCAAAAATATACGCGACCCTGGCAAAGGCCAGAAAGGCCCAAATGAAAAGGGAGAACCAGCCCGCCACCCAAACAAAGCTTTGATTGTGCTCCACCCCTACCTTTGGCGAAATGATAATCAAAGGAATTGATGAAAATGTTAAAATAAATCCGATGAAAGTTGCCCGCTTAATGTACGAGAGAAACCATGCCATAGCATAGGTTTCCCTAATTTCCCCAATGAACCCGTCGCGTTTACTGGCCATAAAACCGTAAACTCCGAACAGAAAGCCTGTCTGAATCGCCGACCAATCAAAAATCGCGGTATACAGTCCGTCGGTTTGCAGCTGGTGCCGATCAAACAGATCAAGCACAATCTCACGTTCAAAATACAAAGCACAAAAACACGCGACGGCGGCAAATATAGGGCCAAATTTCTCAAAAATTCTTTGCATGTCTCAACATCTCCCGTCGGAGAAAGTCTCGTCGGACCTGGTAACTCTTTTCAGGATCATTTTCGGGGAGAGGAAGGACATCCTTCGATGAAAACAGATCATCCAGCAAATTAATCTCTATGGGGCTTGGGTCAAATTTTTAGCCAAGAGCCCACGCCTGTTGACTAGGTGCGTTTGCTACCTAATTCCGGATATCTCTTGCGCCCTCGATACCGCTTCGTTCCGTGCCGTTCATGTCGCTCTCCATATCCCTCACGCCTGGTTGACGGTGGACCTTGTTTAAGATCCCAGGCGCTTGGACTGCTCCGGGTCATTCCGGGGCGAGTCTCTAAAAAACTGATCCGAGCCGCTATCCGTTTGCTTCCCGCCGATCGAGGAAAGTGCTTTCCAACGCGAGCGCCGGGTTTTTCTTTGCGTTGATTTCACTTAGCGCGAGTTTGCCGCCCTGGCGCCGCACGGCTTCGCTCTTCTCGGTCCACCCCAACTCTCTCGCCCGCTTTTCTCGTGATATTTTTTTCGCCTTGCACTCGATAGAAAACCTTTGCTTGGGTTTGGCATTGAATGGTCGACGGCGGACCAATCGAGACCATTCAGGATTATCTTTTTTTGTGTCTTTGGGCCAAACATTGTGGACTTGCATGAGTCATCCATTACGCCGGTTGTCTGGAGCGGGGCGCGTACACCTTTGGGGGCGCTACCCCGCAAGACGACGCCGGCCAGGAACATCCCCCAACCCATCCTGCCTCAGCCCGCTGGATGGCTGTTTGCGTTTTCCGTCGCCGGGAAGCGCGGGGCTGGCATCGCCCCATAGCGTCGTTGTGTCCGTGCCAGGACGTTTGAATTGAAGGACGGGGCCGAAACCCCGCCGGGTGGCTCCTACTACCAGGTTGCGCCTGATTCAGAGCGGGAATCAAAAACCCGCCGCCGATTGCTCGGGAGCGGGTTGATTTTTGTGTCACCACTGGACACTGACGAAAGTATGCCACTCAGCATCACGCTATGTCAACCCATAGTGTCTCGCTAATGCATCAAGCGCTAGACGTAGTACCGCGATGCCCGATTGCGGGATGTCGCCGCGCCCTCTTGCCCAATCCGATGCGCTGCCGTCCAGCAAGGCGACGTGAACCAGGATCGGCGATAGCTCGACACCAACGGCGCGCGTGGCCTTCACATAACGAGCACTCGCCAGCGCGGCCATGTCAGACATCTCGGGATTGCCCTGCCCCGCCTGGCCATAGGTGCCGGTCACCGCCATTTGACGGCCCGCCATCTCCCAATCCGCCCGCAGCTTTAGCGCCGCGTCCGATTGCTTGACCGTGATTTGCTTCTTGTGCCGGTAGCGGTCGATCATGGATACCGTGAGCACCCTCGCGCCCTTCACGCCGGCCTGAATGGTTTCGCGCCTCTCGATTACGTCGCCATGCTGATAGCGCTCTTTCGGCCCGACATCGGCCAATGCGAGAGCGGGCGGGCGATCGGCTTTGTTTTTCTGCTTTTGCTTCGCGGACTTCCTGCCCATATCGCTATTCCTCCTCCGCTATCCGATTGTTTCGTGAGTCGACTTGCGCCTGTGCCGCGCGGATGAATTCCGCAGGCGCGGCGAGCCGCTGGTCCAGCATCCACCCGTCGCGGCCCTTCCATGCTCGTATCGGACCGAGGACGCTCACAGCCTTCTGAAAAGCCGTCTTCGGCTCCGCTATGCCGTTTGCCTCGGCAAGGGTGCAGCCATAGGCGCGGGTAATGCTGAATTCGTGCCGGAACCAGCAATCCGGGACGGCAAAAGTTGGGAGCTTGGTCATTCAGCGGCCCTCATGGTGTCGGCGGACAGGTTCGCGGCTCGCCAAGCGGCTAATACCGGCATCGGGATTTGAGAATCATTCCGAGACAGGTCTTCAGGACGCGGCCCCCACCTTTCCGGCCAGAAACCACCCATCTCGTATTTGGCCAGGCGCGCCGGCCAATCACGCTCCCGCTCGCCCCCCGTGGATTGCTCGGGCGAACCAGCCGACTTGCGCTTCAGGCAAGCCTCAATCCATGAGATTGGATCGGCGGGCGGCCCATCCTTGCGGGCAATCGTCGCAACAAGAACCGCTTGCACCGCGTCTTCGGTAAATTGCTTGCACCACCGCCCGACCTGGGGACGGATAGCTTGCTGGGTTCGCCCCGTTTGCTCGGCGAGCCATGCGAGGCCGTCCTTCCAAACCCAATCCTTTGGATCATCCAAGTTCGGCGGAACGCCCGTTTCGTTAGAAACGGAAGTGTTAAGTGTTAAGTGTGACGCGCCCGTGTGGGCATCAATTGTGGGGTCATTTGTGCTATCAATTGTTCCCACAATTGTGGGCTGTTTGTTGGCACCTTCGCGAGCCTTGCGACGCTTGTCCGACAGGCTTTGCGCTTTCTCGACTTCGAGATCAATGCGCTTATGCCTCCAGAGGCCATCAGCAACTTGAAAGAACTCTTCGATAGAGGGCCGGATATCCAGCCAGTCCGGAAGAGTCATTTTGGTTATGCCCGCCAGTTTCCGATCGTTATCGGGAAGGGCTTTTTGTCTGGAATAGTATTCATGCATCAGTAGTAGATAGGCGCCGTGCTCGAGTGTCGACAGGGCTTGCGTGTCACGTCGGTAATCTTCGATGTGGAGGGGGAACCACTGGATAGACGGCATCGCTACGCCTCCCCCTCAGCGACGGCCTTTAGGTCATCCAAACCTCCTTCAAATTCATCAACACTGTCGATATTCCTTGCCAGGTCTGCGATAGCGTCCAGCGGCACGCCCGCGAGAAACGCGCTCTCAGTAATCGCCATGCAATCGTATTGGCGCCAGCGCACTCTGTTTCGGACAATGCCTCTGATGTAGAAGAGTTCGCCAAGATACGGCTTGTCTTTCTGCCGCCTTCTGACGTTCGCGAACGCCGGCACCTTTTTGAAGGCGCGCTCCCAAGACTCTTTGGTAACCCTCTCACCTTGCACCTCGGCGATCTCAGTAAACGCCGACTCCGCCGCTTCAAGGATCTCCTGGAAAGAAAACCTCTTTATCCATTTTCTGAGATCGGCTTTGCCGGATTCATTCGGGACATAGAACCATCGCTCGCCGATGTAGTCGCTTAGGCGCGATAGGGCATCGTCTTCAATGTCGTGAAGCCCGGATCGCCACTCCATCATCATTTCAAGCTGCTGTCTGCGCTGCTCTAGTTCGGCAATTTGATCACGTTGTTTTTGAACTTCGGAATGATCATCAAGGCGCTTGGCGCCCTTCCCCAAGTTGCATCCGGCACAGGACGTCACAAGGTTCATCATCTCGTTGTCGCCACCTTCCGCGACAGGCCGAATGTGATCTACATGGAGAACCACGTCTGGCGCAGACTCACCGCAATATTGGCATTGGAATTTGTCTCGTTTGAAGACTTCAAACCGGGCTTTCTTCGATAACGATTTGCGCGCCATGCTAACCCCTCGCCGCTAGGTCTGCGGACGATGCCGTGGGGATGTGAGTGCTGGCATGCCACATGCGGCCATGCGTCTCGCGCGGATCGGGCTCTACGTTGTCTCGACCAAAGCCGCGCCCCCAATCGAAGTCCACCGGGGCTTTCTTGACGCCTCGGTCATTAAGCCCTGCAATGCCGCCTATTATTTTCGGCTTTAGGGCCTTCTTGGCTTTCAAATAACCAGTGACCTGGCCGTGCGTGAATTTGAGACTGGCGGCGATATCGGTTGGCCGCTCGCCTTTCTGGTAGCGCCGGATGATGTCCTTGCCGTGAACCGCAATCCTCGCGTCATTAAGAATTTTACAAATTGCCGCCCGCCGTAACCCCCAGGCTTTGCTCAGTGCAACGGGCGACGCACCGGCTTTATATGCGGCAACGATTTCAGCGTCTCTTTTGTCTCGATCAAACATCTCAAATCTCCACTTCATGAAGCATTCGGGTTCCCTCGGTCGCGAAGGCCAGCCAGGCGTCTCGCTTGCCATGGAGCATGTCCGCGCCCCGTTGCTGGCCCGGTTCCGCGCGGTCATAGGCTCGCCATGCCGCCGTGATTCCGTCCTCGTATGCTTGGAGTGCGGCGGTTCGCAGTGTGAGCGGCTGCCGGGCGTCCAGTTCTTCTATGGTCGGGAGGTGGATGACTTGGCCCATCCGTCACGTCTCCCGTATGTCGATTTGGCAGCCCTTGACTTCATCGCTCCACCGCGCGCGGACATCGATCACCTGAGAGTCGTTGGCGATGATGCCGTGGGCCTGAAGTAAGTCCTGGGGGGCCTTAATGCAGTTATCCAAATCCCTGGATCGGTTGCGCGGCCCTACAGTGATCGTCAGGGCCACGTCGCCAACCAAGGCTTGTCTGGATTGCCGGTTGAGCGCGTATCCCGCCTCGGTCAGCCACGCCTTGTATCGATCGGTTTTGACCCGTCCGCGCCGGGGCACGTTGCGATACAGGCTGTTCGTGCTCGGGGGCATCGGCACCACCAGCGTGAGCGCGGCGGCGTCCCGTTCTGTGATCACCGCCGCCATGCCTAACCCCGGCCCGCGCTTGTGTTGTCAAAGACGGAAACGCCGGTCAGACGGGCAATCGCATCGCCAAGCGCTTTCATGCCGCCGCTGTAGCAATTGGACTTAAGAACATCCCATTGCTCGCCTGGGACGTAATCGATGATTTGTGCGGCGACCCTTTCAACCGCTTCAATCTTCAGGTCATTTGTTTCGGCGGCTAAGGCGCGTTTTGATGCGCCGGACATGCGGGCTGAAACCCGTTCACCCGCCTGAGCCTTGGCGATAATGTCCTCGCGATCCGACTCGCCCATCTTGGCCAGAGCGTCTAGCTCAACGCCTTTGTCGAGGGATGTCCCGGCCACGCGGTCAATGTCTGGAATGGCTTCGGCGCGGGCGACCTTGCGGTTGATGTCTCGCTTGGGGTGCCCTGTCTTTTCTGCTGTTTCTTGAGCGAACGCTTTTTGATGTTGCGGCTTGGTGGGACAATTTGTCCCACCTACATTCCGCGCCTCAAAAAGCTCCTTCCGCCTCGCGAGGTGCGCCGCCTCTTCCGCTGGCGACAGCCCCGCGCGGATCAGGTTCTCGTCAATCTCCCATAGCTCGCGGTCGATTTCGTCCATGTCCACGAAAAAGCATGGAACTTCATCCCAGCCCAAGGACTCGGCGGCGGCGAGGCGATGACGCCCCGCCACCAGATAGGCCTCCGTTGGCTCTGGCGACCACACATGGATGGGATTTTGAAGGCCGATTTCACGCATGGATTCCGCAAGCGATGAAACACGGCTTTCCACGAGAGATCGATGTCGCTCTCCGACAGATAGGCCATCGACATAGACCTGACCTAATCGCATCAGACGACCCTCGGAAGCGGCCCGCCTTCGAACTCAAATCGTTGGACTCGCTTTCTCCGACGCGCTGCATTCCATGCCTGGACGGTGTACGCGAAAACCGATCGGGGGCTCGGCTTCTTGTCCCCCGTTCGCGTCAATCTTTCCCGTAATTTGTAAGCCGGGTCTCGTTTGCTTTCGAACCCAACCCCGGTCGCCAGTTTCCGAAAAAACTCGTCCGCCATCGCTCTGTTCTTCTGGGCGCACAAGTAGTGAACTGCCATCCCAGCGGTCGGCGCGGGGATTCCGTTGGTTTTAAGGCGGCTATACGTGGGGCTGCTATCATGAATGCCTTTTAGCCCCAGATAGAACGCGTAAAGATCGACGTTTGTAACCTGGGCTCCAGATCCTCCCGACACCCCCCCCGCCGCCGAACGGTTGTTTAGGTACACATGAAGCCACTTCGTCGTTGCGGCCATTGCATTGGAGTTCGGGACGCCATGAATTGCAAAGACATCGCCGCCCGTTCTCTTGCGCCCGGTATCAATCACGGCGAACGCTTCGTCCTTTGCTCCGAAAGCGACCCACGATTCAATTGCCAGCCCACTCTTGAGCACCGCTTGCAATCGATGCTGCCCGTCGATTAACCGCCCCTTGTCCGAAAAAATCACGGGGACCGGAGTTTCCATCCACGCGCCCTTGGCGATCTCCGACGCAAGCCGATCAACATTGCTCTCGGAGACGGGGCGATTATCGGTATTGTATTGCAACATCGCAGTCGCGATTTCCGGCGTAATAATCATTCTGACTGGCTCAGAAGGCGCTTGCTCAATAAGCCAAGATATTTTTTTTCCGGAAGAAACTTTCGAGTTTCCCGATGAGAATTTCGGCTCTTGTTTACGCGAAAGCATATCCAACATGGCGGTCTCCCGTTGTTATGGTGTTTGCACCCGGAAACCCCGACGCCATCACACGTTCGGGGTGGGGAAAATCCCCCTGGTGACGACGTGCCACCAGGGGAGTTACAGGGAGGAAACGTGCGACGCTTCGGCCATGGGGATAGCCGCCCCGCGTCGCCGGGGATTAGGTCCCTTCGTCCTCAAGTTGCTTGGCCCATGCCAGAAGTTGCTCGGCAAGGGAGCGGAGCATCGCGGGCAAGGCGGCGCGCTCCATGTGGTCAATCCGCCCGTCCGCCAGCATCTCGGCTAGGCGAGCGGCGAATTTCGTGACGCTGCACATGACCGTGGGAGCATCGCCCTCGCCTTCGCCAATGGGTTCGGCGCGAAGGCCGGCAAGCGACAGAATGGAATTGGTCCACGCCACCGGCATGACGGCGGCGAGGCTCAGGAACGAGTGCAGGCCGGGGGTGTTTGCGCCCTCGCAATAAGCCTTGATGGTGCGAGGCTTGATCCCGGACCCCTCCCCCAACGTTTCATTGGAGAAACGACGTTTCCTGCCGACGAATAGCGCCAGAGCGTCTTGAAAGCGCTTGGCGACAGTTTCCTGTTCAATCAACCCGCACTTAAACATCGCGCACCCCCGCCCCTGTCTCCACATACTCAGGCATGGATACGGATAGAACTGACGACGGGGCCGGACGCGGGGAGGAACACCCGGCCCCGTCTATCAACAGCGGCGCTTTGGCGGTGCAGCCAGCCATTGAATGCGAAGGGTTTGTGAGTATCGGCATGGCGGCGCGGGCCTTAGTCCAAGGCCTGGGGTGTGTTCGGATAAGTGGTGGTGGTGGTCAGGTGGCTGGAAATCTCCGCAATCACTTGAAAGATCACCGCGAAACCACCGGCGCTTTGCTTTGCCAAGTTCTCGGCGGAAGCGAACGCTTCATCCTTGGTTTCAAAATAAAGGGGATAGCTTTCACGCGCGCCGTAAACAGCGAAATTTTTGAGGCCCATCACTTCATCTCCCCTTGCAAAGGCTGGTCAGCGTTCAAAATCTTCGCGCTCAGCACGGCCTTCTCTAGGCGGCGATACGCTTTGCTTGTCGAATTCCCGTGCGTCTTGGCGCGCACGAAGGCGGCGGCTTCACGCTCTATCTCGGATAGAGTGTTGCGACCGTCAGGCATGGGTCAGCGCTCGCTCTGCGGCGAGCCCCCGAGATTCGCGCCATTGGCGGAAACGATCGATTTCGTCCGCGTGCTCGTAACAAGTGGCCCCCATCGTTCGATAACGACGGGCCTTCCCCATCAACTCTTGGTCGGTCAGAGATGTCACGGGCAAGCCGACATCGTCGCCGTCGCGGATTACGAGGTAGTAATCTTGCAGATGATTCCGCTCAAAACCGGGAAGAACTATCTGCCGCGAAACAGCGCCCATATGCGCCTTGTCTCCGGCGCGGCGGTTGATGGTTTTCGTCACCATCTCACGCACGGTCTGATATCCCGCGTGCCGCCAGAAATCAGCGTCATCGCCATCAACCAACCCCTCGACGTGGTTCTGACAAATGGCGTGCGCGATCCAGCGGGCGTGCCACGTTTCACCAATAACGACCAAGCCATCGAGCCGTTCGTTAATTTCAGCGACAAGTTTTTCCTGATAGCTTGGCATTGCCTACTCCAGATTGATAACGAAACGGTCGAGCCAACGGTCGATCGTCCCGACATGCTTTTTCAGTTCGGCGCGCTCGTAGTCGTAGACGCCGCCCGCGACATGAATCGCGTCGTTTTTTTCGCAAAATTCAGCGAAGCGTTTGACGGCTCCGATGAGGTTTGTTGCCGCCTTAAACCCTGGCGGCGCTGGCGCGGGATCTGGCTGACGCGGCACCCGGCCCATGTCGGCAAGCTTCGTCACGGTCGGCGGCGCTTCGCTTTCAACGGCGGCGTCGAAGTCCGGTTCCGGCACGTTGGCGACGCGGACAGCGGTGACGCGCTGGTGATCAGACATCCCTGCATCGCGGGCGGCGTCCACACGCGAAATCAAAGTGTGGGCACCCTCATTTTGTTTGCTGGCGTTACTGGGGCGAGCATCGAACTGTTTCAACAACTCCCCACACCGCCGCACTGCCCTCGCTTGTATCCGGTCGGCGTGCTTGCGGAGCGTGTCGTCATCGGCTTGCTTGGCATAGGACGCGAGGGCTTCCGCCTTGTTTGCCCATTCCTGGCATTCGTCGATGGACGCGCAATTGGCGAGCGCGGTTTTAGCGGCTTCATACGCAGCGGGGAGCCGCGCGCTGGAGACGCTTATGTTTGATGGAAGGGACATGTTGCTGCTCACGCCGCTTCCCCCTCTTGGGTGGCGGCGGGGAAAAGACGCGGGTCAACCACAACGCCCTTCATGTCGGCAAGCTCGCGAAAAGCGGTTCGGGTTTCAACACCCCGAGGGATGCCGCGCGCCTTCCAGCCTCGAACAGTCACGGGGTTGCGGGAAAGCGCGCGGGAAACGGCCAGCGGCCCGCCTAGCGCGTCGATTAAATCCGCATCGGATGGGAGATGTTGCTTTTCCATGCTCGGATTGTTGCATAACGCAACTAGCTAGTCAAATCCAAAACGCAACAACAAAACAGCGCGCCATTTTTCTATACTGTGGCCATGGCACCATCTAAACCAGTGAACATTGACGACGTTGCGGCGCGCTTAAAAATATGCCGCGAAGTGGTCGGGCTTTCCCACCAGGCCGCCGCGGATTTAATTTCTCAGGATCGGTCGACGTGGACCGGGTGGGAAAATGGAAACCGCTACCCTCCGGTGGATCGGATTAGTAAATTCTGCGACCGTTACGGATTTACGCTGGATTGGATTTATCGCGGCATCCCGCACGGGCTCCCCAACGAAATCGCCAATAAAATTTTAGCCGCCTGCGAAAAACACCTGATAAATTAGAGAAATCTCGCCACCTATAGGCGCGAATTTTTGCCATTCACATTGACGAGCAGAACGCGCCGCTCCAAAATATATTCTGATGCACGGGGGGGGGAGGCGGCGATATGTCGATAACCAACAATGCCGGCTACAACAATTTGGTCGCGAAAACTCAGGAATCTTTCGAAAGCATAGACCCAAATAACCCAAGCGATTTCGCCGAGCATAGAAAGCTTGTCATCGGCATCATTAGGTCGTCGGGCGACAACGGCTTGGCGGTTCAAAAACTTTATCTTTTACGACATAGATTGCTGCATGCAATGTCAGAAACATTAACCCCCGGCGAGAAGCTGGACATTCAGCTTTTAGAGTCCGCGATCCAGGACATTGAAAGCCATTAATGTTGCGTTATGCCACTTTTTTTTATTACCCATCTTGACGGGTTGCATTACGCAACGTATTATCTCCCCATGACCACCGCACGACGCGGCCCGGTTAAGAGGGAGACGCCCTGTGAAATTCGAGATCAAAAACCGCTGGACAGGCAACGTCCAATTCACCGCTGAAATCGATTGTGATGAAAATGCGCTTCGCTCGGTCAAGATTGGCTTGGCGGTTAAGTGGGGGCTCGCCAACGGTGGCGACCTGAACGGTGGCGACCTGCGCGGTTGCGACCTGCGCGGTGTCGACCTAAGCGAGGCCGGTCTGCGCGGTGTCGACCTGAACGGTGTCGACCTGCGCGGTGCTTGTCTGATCGATGCCGACCTGCACGGTGCTTTCCTGCGCGGCGCCAGCCTGAACGGTGCCGAACTGATCGATGCCAGCCTGCGCGGCTCCGACATGCGCGGCGCCAGCCTGCGCGGCGCCGATTTGCGCGGTGCCGACCTGCGCGAGGCCGATTTGCGCGGTGCCGGCCTAAGCGAGGCCGACCTGATCGGTCAGCATTCAATCAAGAAACTGCCGGTTAGCGACCCGCGCGGCTATTCGTGGATCGCCCGCGCCGAAGACGGCGAGTGGATTGTCTATGCGGGATGCCGGTGCTTCCCGGTTGAGCACGCCCGCGAACACTGGCTTTCCGACGATTACGACGGCCCCGAGGACGTTAAGTCGACCGTCGGGTCCGCGCTCGATTGGCTCGAAAAACAGCCCGCGCCAGTCGCCTCCGAGCAATCCGACAAAGCCGCCTAATCGGTTAAGAGGGAGATAGAGCATGGCCGACCCATTCAACGCACTGACGGATTTCCGCGCCAAGGTCGACGCGCTTCGCATTGAGGCTTTGGCTTCTCACGACGAGCACGCTTGGGATGCCGCTGACGGGTTTATCGACGCGGCTCGCGGCCTGTCAGACGTTCTTGCCGACCTTGACCATGCGCTGGGCAACATCCCCGCCCTCTTGGAAGCGGCGGAGTAAGCGATATGGCCGAGAACCTCTTCGACATCATCAAGCCCGTCACCGACGCGGAGCGCGCCGAATACCCCGGCATGGTGACGCCAACCTTCCTTCGCAATCTCGCGGGCGGTTTGGAGAACAGGAATAGCGGGGCCGAGGACTTGGCCCGATGCATCAAGAGCGCGCTTACCGAGCGTCGGCGCGCCATGTCGATAGCGGCGGAGTAGAGATGGCGAAGCACACACCGGGGCCTTGGAAAGTTACCACAAATCTCGATTACTGGGTTGAGCCGGTAAACTTTGAGGGGGGGGAGGGCGAATTCAAGGGTATCGCGCTGTGCGGTGATATTCATTGGCCCAACTCCAATGAAAAGCAGTTCGAATGGGAGGCCAACGCCCGCCTGATCGCCGCCGCGCCTGACATGCTGGAGGCATTGAAAGCCGCCCTTTTTGACGCGGAAGGTGGTGATGTTCCGACCCAAGCAACGATAGATGCCATGAACGCCGCCCTCACCAAGGCGGAAGGCGGTGCGGGATGAGCCCCTGGACCCGGTTTCTTCATGTGCTCCCCGAGGCGGGACAGTGGGTTCTCGTTTGCTCAGTGATCTTGGCCCTCGCGTATCTCGGCATATTGGATATTCCCCGATGACCAGTTCCCCTACCACCAACCAGAAAAGGATTGTTCAAGGCCTGTTCTTCAAGGGGTGGCGGCCTATCACCGTCACCCCACCTTGCTCGGTCTTTGACTGGAAATTGTGGGCGGTCGTCACGGCGCTTGGACTTGGCTTTGGCGTGATCGCCGGGCTTTGGATTGGAGGATGACGATGGAATTCGATGTTGTGCCCATCCAGTCGTTCGGGCGCGCCCCGCACGCATGGGCCGTGGAGCGAGGCGGCGAACGCTACTCGCGACACGATAACCAGGTATCCGCGTGGCAGCACTTTTACGCGCTGGGGATGCTGACAGAGGAACAGATTCGAGCGTCCAGGGATATGGCGCTCGCACATATGGGAGAGAGACATGCCGCATGATGAAGCGCCGGGGATTGGCCACAACCAAGGGCCGGTGGAGCTGACACCGTTCGAGAAGGCGACAAATGTTATTGACGGGCTCTACACCGAGGCCGAGGGGTGGCTGGACGGCGAGCCGATCGACAATCAAGGCGTGGCCGATGGCGTGTCCGAATTGTTGAACCTGCTCCGCGACGCGAAGAAGCGAGCCGACGACGCGCGCAAGACCGAGGCCAAGCCGTTCGATGACGGTAAAAAGGAAGTCCAGGCGCGATACAAGCCGCTTCTGGAGAAGGCCGATCGCGCGGCGGACGTGTGCAAGAAAGCTCTCGTTCCGTGGCTCCAGAAGCTTGAAGAGGAAAAGCGCGCCAAGGAAGCCGCCGCCCGTGAAGAAGCCGAGCGCTTGCGGAAAGAAGCCGAGGAAGCCATCGCCATGGCGGACCCGGACAACCTTGCCGCCCGCGCCGATGCCGAGAGCCGCATCAACGACGCCAAGGAAGCCGAGAAGGTTGTCGCCAGGGCCGCGAAGGATAAGGCCGGCGCTTCTGGTGGCGTAGGCCGGGCGGTCACTCTCCGCACATTCTATCGCGGTGAAATCACCGACGCCACCGCCGTTGCCAAGCACTATTGGCTGACCAACCGCGCCGAGGTGGTGGCGTTTTTTCAAACCCTCGTGGATGCCGACGTGCGGGCTAATCGCCCCGTGCCGGGAGTGACCGTCCATACAGAAAAAAAGGCGGCTTGATAATGTCTAAAACCCAAATTTGGGACGCTTTGGCAAAAACCGACCCGGCCCACACGAAGAAATTCAAACGCCCCGGCGGGTTCGAGGGAACGGCCATCAAGCCGGTCTACATTACCCGGAAGATGACGGAGACGTTTGGCCCATGCGGCGAAGGCTGGGGCATCGGCGCGCCTGTTTTCGAAGTCCGGGACGCGGGCAAGGAAACTGCCGTCTATTGCACCGTCATGGTTTGGCACGGCAGTCGAGAGAACGTGGTCCCCGGCGTCGGCGGCGACATGATCGCCAAGGAAACCAAGTACGGGCTTAAGGCCGACGACGAGGCCTACAAGAAGGCATTCACCGATGCGGTTGGGAACGCGCTCAAATTTCTGGGCATGTCGGCGGACGTACACATGGGGCTCCATGACGACAACAAATACCTCTCTCAACTGCGGAGAGACTTGGACAAAGAAAATGGCGGTGATGCCGGGGAGACGACTAAGACCGAGCCCACGCCCTTCGACGCTGACAAGCCCGACCCCGTAGCGGAATGGGCCAACAAGAACTGGACCGCCGACAAGCTCGACGTGCGCCAAATGGGGCTGCCCGACGAAAAGCTGGCGGGCGCGCTCAAGAGCATGGCGGCTTACGCCCCGACCATTCAGCGGTTGGACGAACTCTGGGCTCTGAATGCCGCCTATCACGGATGGTTAAGCGCGAACGACGAAGATGTATTCGCGTCCATTAAAACCGCCTTCGCCAACCGCAAGGGGTTCTTTTCCCAACAACCGGCCCAAGCGGCCTAGGAGGTCACAATGAAACTCAAAAGCGTTCACATTCATCGTCATTGGGGCAACACCAGACAATTCTCATGCAAGGTCGATTTCGAGGGCCTTCACGGGGACGTGAGCCTCAATCTCAACGAAGACATGGCGCAGCGAATTCTGGAGGTTTGCGCCGATCTTGTCGTCGAGGCGGGTCAAGAAACGGCACGTGAGATGGTTGCGACGGTGATCGAATCGACCACGCCCTTGCCCGCAATCGAAGGAGCCGCGTAATGGCTGGCAGCGTCAATAAGGTCATCATCGTGGGCAATCTCGGTCGAGACCCCGAGGTTAGAACCAATCAGGACGGCGGCAAGATCGTCAACCTGTCCATCGCCACTTCCGAGACGTGGAAGGACCGGAACACCGGAGAGCGTCGCGAAAGGGTCGAGTGGAATCGCTGTGTAATTTTCAACGAAGCCCTCGCCAAGGTTGCCGAGCAATATCTCCGCAAGGGCTCGACCGTCTATGTCGAGGGCCAACTACAGACCCGCAAATGGACGGACCAATCCGGCACCGAGAAATACACCACGGAAATCGTGCTCCAGCGTTACCGGGGCGAGCTGACCATGCTTGGCGGTCGCGGCGATGGTGAAGCGCGCGGCGGGGACCAAGGCGGCTCGGCTGGCGACTACCGCAGCGCGACAAGCGGCGGCGGTGGGTATGGGAACGCGCCAGATGACCTCGACGATTCCATCCCATTCGTCACGTCTGGGGGGATTTGGTGATGGCAGCCAGGTGGACCATCTGGGAAGACCACTTCCTCATGATGTACGGATCTTGGATTCCCGAATTCCATGACCTTAACAGATCGTGGCAGGCCGCCAAGGCGCGCGAAAGGATTCTTAAAAAACGTGGATTTAAAGCCGACCCCGAAATTGGCGAAATGGTCAATCATTGGGGCTTTTCCAAGCGTCATACCCCATGACTGCTCGCATCGCCAAAGCCGGAATCCCCGCCAAGCCTGAGAAGCGCAAGCTCAAGGGCCGGGTGAACGCCGCGCACAAGGACTTTATCCGGTCGCTCCCGTGCTTGATTTGCGGAGCGCCGCCCCGTTCTGAATGCGCGCACGTCCGATCGTCTGGTGATGGCGGAACCGGCTTAAAGCCGCATGACAAGTTCTCGGTGCCCGCGTGCGCCAAGGATCACCGACGCCAGCATGAAATCGGCGAACTGGCTTTCTGGGGCGAGGCGGGAATAGACCCGCTTGATGTAGCGCTGCGCCTTTGGACCGTGAGCGGCGATATCGCGAAGGGCGAGGCCGTGGTGTTCAAGGCGCGCCAACGCATGGAGTTGAACCGATGACGGCACCGGCATTCTTCCGCAAGGAACTAGGAGTGCTCCGGCCCGAGGGCGACACGGCAACGGCGATCCTCGGCAAGATCAAGCTCGGAGACGTGGTGAAGGTCGAGATCAAGCGCCCCCGGAACTTGGCACACCATCGAAAATTCTGGGCCTTGATGAACCTCGTTTTCGAAAACCAAGAACATTACGAGAGCGTCGAGAACATGGTGGCCGCGATGAAAACGGCGGTCGGGCATTGCGACCTTATGCCGAGCAAAGACGGCAACACCATGATCGCCATCCCGAAGTCGATAGCGTTTCACAAGATGGGTCAGACGGCTTTCGAGACGTTTTACGAGAGTTGTCTGAATGTCATTGCCAAGCACTTTATCCCCGGCGTCGACAAGGACTCTCTCAGGAACGAAATCGAGGAATTTTTACGATGACCACCCGCCGCACCCCTACCCCTACCCCTACCCCGGAGATGGTGGAGCGCGTGGCGAGGGCGATTTGCGTTTCCGATTGCACGCCAAGCACGCCAATCGATGATTATTGGCAAAGCTACGTCCCGCACGCCCGCGCCATGATCAAGGCCATGCGAGAGCCGACGGATGCGATGTTGGGAGCCGCCGCACCGGCCCATGAGGGGGAGCGCATTATGCACAGAGTCGCCTACCGTCTCATGATCGACGCCGCCCTATCCGAGACACCCATACCAGAGGGCTGGCCGACGGGCACCGGGGCGCAGTTGGTCGGTTCAATCTCGTCCGCGCGTGGATACGCACCCTCTCGGGCAAAAACTTCTTTGGGAAGTCGAAGCATGACCGCCCTATCCGAGACACCAGAGACGGGAGAACGGTGATGGCTGATTTTGGCGGCGTGCTTGTTTGTAAAATCGTGACCCCCGTCGTCGCCGGAGCAGGCGCGGCTGGAGTATGCCCGGCTAAATCAATCTGGGTGTTGAGAAAGTCGACCGTGCGATTGCGGGATTGGTCACCAGAGGCGGGAGAGCGGTGATGACCGATCTTCGCTCCTCGGAAACGACAATAGCGAATCATCCGTCAGCCTCGCAACAATTGTTCGCGCGGCGGTACACCTTCAAAATGTACCCGAACAAGGCCCAGGCCCACGCGATGCATGTTCAGCGGCGTTTGTGCGGTGATATTTGGAACGCGGCCATTCAGCAACGCGAGGAGTGCTACCGACGGCGCGGCAAATCGCTATCGTTTTACGATCAGTCCAAAGAGGTCAAAACGCTCCGTTCCGAGTGCCCAGAATTTCAGGATCTGTCCGCAGCAACCGCCGCACTTGCCATCAAGGCCGTCGACTTGGCGTATGCCGCTTTCTTCCGGCGCCTGAAAGAGGGCAAGAGTTTCGCCGAAGCGGGGCACCCGAGATTCCGTCATCCTGACCGGCACCCGTCCATACCGTTCCGTGATCGTGGGTGGAAGATGCACAAGGCCGGGAAGCTCTGGCGCGCTAAGTTTTTCGGCATAGGCGAAGTAAAGGTGCGTGGTCGGTTTCCAATCGACCCAACCGAGCCCGAGCAAATCCGGTCATGTGAGGTATTGTGGCGCGAGGGCGCATGGTGGTTATCCGCCGTGGTGAAACTGCCCGCCCGGCGCGTTTCCGGCTCGGATGACCTTACCGTTCACATGAACCTAATCGACGAATTCGCTCGCGTTGAGCGGAATGGGGGGATGTCCCCCCCGCGTTTTCCAATGACGGAAGTCGCGAATCACCAGCCTACTTCAACGGCTTATTCAACATCTGGTGTTGAGGCCGGTCAAATAGCCGGTGACGACAGGGTGAAGTGGTACCGGCTCGTGGCCGAGCAGGGTGTTGAGGCCGGTCAAATAGCCGGTGACGACAGGGGGACAGGAACGCCGCCGCCCGCCAATGTGGGCGTTGAAGTCGGTCAAATGGCAGCTGCCGCCCGCCTCACGGTAAAGGCTGACCGGATCAAATCCGAACGCGACACCCGCTTCAAACGCGGGTCGCGGCGGTGGAAAGAGTGGACAAGACGAGCGCAACTCGCCAGCGGCAAAGCCGCACGCATCCGTCGCGAGTCCCTCCATCAATGGACAAGCGGGTTATTGAAGGGCGCTGGCGACATCACTTTGATCGCTCCTGCCATCAAGACAACAACCAAGTCCGCGAAGGGTGACAAGCAAAACCACGGGAACGCCGTTCGAACCGTGGCCATGGTTAATCGCGCGATCCTGGAACAAGCCCCCGGTACAGCAATTCAGTTTCTCGAATACAAGGCCAATGAAGCGGGCATTGCGTTTCGATCCACAACGGATGAAGCGCCGCGCGCCGCCATCGGCAAAGAGATTTCCGCCGCCGTGGCGGAAGTAAAGAGCGCACGTCGCGCCATCAAAAAGAGAAGGAAAGCAGCATGAACGAACATCTCAAAGACGTATGCAACGATATGGCCGAAGTCCGCAAGCGGTGCCTGGCCGATCAGATTTCGTCCGAGCACGCGGACGCCGCCGCGCGGGCTGGGTTTGCCGCCGTGAAAGCGGAAGAAGTCGCGCTCCATCAGGCGCTCAATCGCCCTGCCGTCGAGGCACAGAAACCGGCTCTGGCGGCGTGATCAACGCAGAAAATTACGGCCCATGCGGGGCCGCGCGGACCGGCTGGAGGAGGAATTCTCCAGCCGCGAAGCGAAATCGCTTTGGCCAATCAATCGGTTGCTCTTCATCAGGTGCGGAGGCCGTCAAATTGGCCGGTGAACGTAGGTATCATGTTCGCTTTGCCGACGACGCGGCGGGTGCGGAGGCCGTCAAATTGGCCGGTGAACGTAGGGAGGGATAGAGACCATGGCCAGGCGCGCGGCAGCCTTCACAGTCGACGACATCAAGCGCACACTAGGCGCGGTCACTGCTGCCGGCGTTCCTATCCGGCGGCTGAGGTTCGGTTTCGCTGAAGGCACAATGGAAGTGCTCACCACCGATGACGCCAGCGACGGCGTCGCGATGGACGTGGAAACCAACCCGGATCAAGCGCTGGATCAATTCCTTTTGGCGACTGAAAAATGAAGGCCAACCTCAAAAACATAAATCGAGTCCGTTGTAAGCTCGCCGACGGCTCGGTGCAAACCTACTACTACTACGGCAAGGGAGGCCCAAGGATTCATGGCGAGCCGGGCACACCCGAATTCCTAGAAAATTACACCGCCGCATCGAAGGCGAGACCGGAATCAACCGCCAAGGTTCTATTTCATGTTTTGAGGCGATACCAAGACTCCGCTGATTTCGCCCGTCTGGCCGATCGCACTCGATCCGACTACGTGAAGCACGTCAAGAAAATCGAGACCAAATTTGGCAAACTCCCCCTGATCGCATTGAAGGCCAAGAAATCAAGAGGCGTGATCCTTGAATGGCGTGACGAGCTGGCAAGGTCATCTGTCCGGCAGGCCGATTACACAATCGCCGTGCTGAAGGCTGTATTATCATGGGCCGATGATCGCGGTCTTATTGAAGCCAACCCACTAGAGCGGGTTCGAAAACTCTACCGGTCGACAAGGGCGGACAGTGTATGGACGAAAGCCGATGTCGACGCCTTCTACGCCAACGCTTCGCACTCTCTCCAGTTCGCGATGTTCCTCGCGCTGGCCACGGGACAGCGGCAAGGAGACATCCTTAAGCTGCGATGGTCCGATTACCAAGGCGGGACAATACGGTTAAGGCAACAAAAGACCGGCACGCGCGTGGCAATAGAGTTGACCGCATTGGAGCGCGCCCAGCTAGAGGCAGAACCAAAGCGCGGCCCCCAGATGGTAACCAACGAAAGCGATCGCCCCTACACCTCTCATGGCTTCTCCAGTTCATGGCGGAAAGCGGCCAAGCGCGCCGGGATTGTCGGCCTCACGTTCCACGATCTACGAGGGACGGCGATCACCCGATGGGCGATTGTGTCGGGATGGACCCATGCGAAGATATCCGGCGCAAGCGGTCACTCGTTGGCCGACGTCGGGCGCATTCTCGACACTGTCTACATCTCTCGCGAAAGCCTTCTCGGAGATGGCGCGGACATTCTTCCGATGTCTACAAATCGTTTGGGAGCAAACGGGTAAGGTATTGATATGTATAGTGCTCGAAAAGCAGCGTTTGGGGAAAAAGGCATGATAAATCAAGGGTCTTCAACGGACTCTGACTCCGTCGGTCCTGGTTCGAATCCAGGTTCCCCAGCCATTGAATTCACTAACATTTTGGGATTGCCGCGATGGCCGGTTTTGGCCATTTGGGAGCCCGTTTGGGAAAATCGTTCCCGTTTCATCCTAAATCGCGCCTCGACGTCCCACCACGTTCACGGCGTGAGAGGGCGCGCACCCTCCGGCATATCCGCGCGATTTCCAACTTTCGACCCGCTCCACCCGCCACACGGCCTCAAGGGGTTAGGGCGGAAGTTGGAAATGGGGGTGGCGTCATGAGAACCATATCCTGGTTTTCATGCGGCGCTGCGAGCGCTGTCGCCACAAAACTCTCTTCCCCCACTACAGGAGACGGATCATGAGCGTGGCCTATGCGGTCTGGATAACTCGGAAAGCTGTACGCGCCAATCCAGACACCATTTATCTTTTCGGAGACAATGAGCAGCGGACCGGACTTGGCGGGCAGGCGAAGTATTGTCGCGGCGAACCAAATGCCGTCGGCATCGCGACCAAGCGGCGCCCCTCCAGCAACGATGACGCCTTTTGGTCAGACGATGATTTCGCCCGATGCGCCGCGATACTCGACGCGGACTTCGCGCCGGTAATCGAGCACGCCCGGCGTGGCGGAAAGGTGGTATGCGCGCGCGATGGCATAGGCACTGGCCTTTCCGATCTCCCGCGCCGGGCCCCGCGACTGATGGACTATATCAGAGCGAAATTGCGCGAGGTCCAAGCGGCATCCCCCACTCACCAGACAGGAGAATCGTGATGGATATCGCGACCAAACTGCGATCCCCGGCGACGGTATTCTACGAGCATGCCGTAGACGACGACGCATTGCTGAAAGAAGCCGCCGACGAGATCGATCGGCTGCGAACGCAACTCAAGGACGCGCATCTACCCACCGCTGCCGATGTGCGCGGGATCATGGCACCGGATGATCAGATGAATGATGACGCGGACTATTGGATGGAAAAGACCGAATCCGCCCTCAAGCGTGCTGGCAACTACCAAATCGCGCTTGCCATCGCCGAGATGCATATCGCCAGAGCAAGCGGCGGCGGCGAAACCGACCTTCGCGCTAGGCTCCAGCATGTGATCAATACCGGCGAGCCGATGCCAGAGGCCGGTCAGACGACGGACACCAGCAAATGGAGATGACAACGTGCAAGATACTGCTGAATTCTACGAGATCCGTGCTGGTCGCTCCGAGGGGTGGGTCTGGGCCAACATTGCACTTCACGAAGCCACCGGGTCGTTCTTGTGTAGCAGCGACTATGGGAGCTTTTGTCACCAATGGCCGCCAGCGTACCGGGGCATATCGCTCAAGAAATTCCTGGCTGGGGTTGATCGTAGTTACTTCATGGAGAAAACGCGCGGCGCTTGCTGGAAGGTGTTTTCGGTCGAGAAAACATTGGAGTGTCTTCGCGAAACGATCCTTGAACATCGACGCCATGAGGGCCTTGATAAGCATGCAGCGCGCGAGGCTTGGGATGACCTCAGATCCGCCGAAGAATGGGACCTGGGTTACGGAACGAACGCGACACATTTTTATCACATCATCGACGCCCTGCCATCCGTGATGAAAGCGATCGGCCCTGACATGATGGATATCGCGCGCACGGAACCAAGCTCAGAATGCGTCGGGTTCTGGGAGCGTGTTTGGCCAAAATTCCTTGAGCAGATTGAGCCCGAAATCGCGGACGAAGCCGCCTAACCCCATGACCCTCACCTAGCCGACCTAGAAAGGGTCGGCGGGAGTGAGTGCCAGAGACACAACTGACGATGGAGGACATGACGATGACCAAGGACGGGTGGCATTTTCTGGCATGGTTCGTTTTAGGACTTCCTGCGGCAGGATCTTGGGTCGCCGCCGGAGTCGCATGGCTGATATCGCCTCACCTATCGGAGCCGCTAGATCCTTTTAAATGGGCGCAAGTCATCGCCCAAGGTTGGTATGGGGCAATTATTATGGTGGCCGCGCTTCTCTTATTGTTCCGCCTGTTTCGGGCCTAGCCTATACGGGGCCGCGTAGCCACGACATAACGCCGCCGTCCCGGCTGAGATGGATAGGGAGAGGACATGCTTGATCGGATGAAATCCCGTACCCCCGGCGGCGTGACGCGGCGGGGTGTATTGGTGGGGTTCGCGGCAGCGGCGACGGTCGGGCTGGCGCGTGAAATCGCATTCGAGGAAGGGTATGACGCCGTGAAGGAAGCCGCGCGGCCCGCCGGTCACAGCTTCCTCAATGTCACGCTTGGGCCGAAGCGAATGGTCGTGCTGGCATCGCCGGGACAGAAAGCCGCCCTGGACGCTTGGCGACAAGGACGGCGCGAGATCCCCGAATGGGCCTCGGATAGGGCTAGCGATACCTACAGGGGCGGTGACGGGCGACAATGGATACGCCAGCAAGGGCGCGGCATCGGACTTTGGGAGGGCTTCTCAGGGCGCGTCGTGGATATTCCCATGGCCGAACAGCCAGACCCCGCTTATGGGGCTTGGTGCGAGGCCAGGATGCTGACATGCGCGATGAAGGCTGAGGCTCGCTTCGAAAAGGTGCGGGGCTTCGTGGTCCGTGAAAGGAAGCCAATGCTCACGGAATATACGGCGCTATTGTTGCCGTATGGCGATGATGTAAAATCGGTTACGGCGAGGGTTTGAGGGATGAAGCCGCAATTCATAGTCTGGTCGTATCTTATCTACGTGATTTTCTGGGGCGGACTAACTATCGGTGGCGCAGGCTATGCGGTCTTCGTGCTCGGGCACTCCGGGTGGTGGATGCTTGCGGCAGCGGCGCTCTCGGGGCTTGGGTTTTATCCCCACCGATGGTACGAACTCTTGGACGGTGTCAACCGCCACGCGGCCCGCGACTAATCCGCCACACCCCGCACCATCCCCATAGTGTATTCGGGCGAGGCATAGCCAAACCACCGCAACAATCTTTTCCCAGACCATATCACCTGCGGGACAAGGTGCTCGGCACGGTACTTGAGCGCGAACTTCGCCGGGGCCGCGATCATCTCATCCGCCGCCGGGACCATGAAGAACGACGGAACTTGATAGCGCCCCCAAGCCGCCGCCCGGATCACCACCGGCAACACCTCGAACAGCACCTTGGATATCTCGGTGCCGCGCAGGTCCGGCGTGATCGCGAAGCCGCCGGTAAAGCACGCGCCTGACGTGATCGTCTCGCCAATCTCCAGCGATTCATTGCACAGGGTTTGGGTCTCGCCAGGAAAGATGCCGTGGCAAGCAAGATGAAAGGCCAGCGTGCCGTCTAGGACCATGGGGATGCCCGCCACCGTCGCGATCGGCTTACCGTCTCTCGATACCACGGCGGACATGACGGTTTCGCTCACGCCCGGCTGATAGCCCTTGAACGGCTCGACGCGGAAAGATCGTTGCGCGGCGCAGAACGGTTCGGAATCGTTTACGCGGAAGTCGATGTTCAGCCCGTGGTCATTCAGCCGCGCCTCCGACAGCGCGAAGAAGTCGGCCAATGTTTGAGATTCGGGCGCAATGATATCGCCCACGCTTTGAGCCAGCATGGCCAGACCTTTCGATGATTTTTGGGTTATTTAGTGGCGTCGAAGTGACCGCCGCCCCCTACTCGCACCGCCGCCCACATAATCCAGGCAAGCCATAGCGGCACACCGTCACGGATCATGGCGTCGCGGAAATACCAATCACAGAGCCCGCGTGAAAAGATCCGGTCGGTATAGAGGCTGTCGTGAAGGATCGCCGCTAGCCGATGCTTGCCCGTGGCAGGAGATGCGACCACCCGAAAGAACCTCGGGATCGACGCAAAGTCTGTTTCAAAACCCGCCGGGATCTTGATC